GGGTTTTAAAAAGGCACCCATAGGAATCCCCGTTTCAAAAGGATACCTGGAACCAAGAATCAACAGTATTACGACCGGTACGCTGAACCTTGGCTTTTATAATGCCGGACCCGGAAACCACAGTGGGGAATGTAAAGTGATCCTGATCGAGCTGTATTAGGCAGTATTGTGTTTTGTTCATTTACTCCTGTTATGGAGAGAAAGGCGGAAAAATGGAAAGATTAAGATTAGCAGACGGAACGGAAATGGAGATCTCAGAGGGCTCAGACCTGAGGAATATCACAACAGGGCTCAAAAGTTATGCGGAACTGGACGGACTGGCTGGGAAACTGACCAGGAAAAATCTGACAAAGGTACAGTTCCTGACAGATGAGATGCTGACAGGGGAGTACCGGGATATGGAACTCTGTACCCCGGAGTTTACGGTCGTAAAGAAAGAGGGAAGCCTTCTGGCAGGGTTCGGCCTGCAGGAGATCCCGGCAGCGGAAAAGCAGCAGGAAGAGATCCATATGGCGTTATCCTACCTGACGGATGAAGAAGCGGCAACGGTAAGCGGTCTGCATCCGGAATGGAAGCCGGATACCCGTTATCAGACCGGGGAGAGGGCTGCATACCGGGAGATGCTGTACCGTGCAAGACAGGACCATACTTCGGACGGACAGTATCCACCGGATACTGTACCGGCTTTGTGGGATATGATCCCACTGACAGAGTAAAGGAGGATCAATATGGAGATCAGAGCAGGACCGCAGAGGTCTTTTTTTTATACTCAAATTTGCGCCGGCGCAATGCCGGGAAAGGAGAAAATACATGCAGCCTGAAATTGTAGTTGCCATCTGCTCTTTACTGGGAACTCTCGTGGGCAGTCTGGCCGGAATCATGACGGCTAATAAGCTTACCACATATCGGCTGGAGCAATTGGAAGAAAAAGTAAAGAAACATAATAATCTTGTGGAACGCATGGCCATTGTAGAACAGTCTACAAAGTCTGCCCACCACCGAATTGACGAAATTGTAGGAAGAGAGGAATAACTATGGATATCAGTTTTTTATTTGACTATGTAAACCCTTTGATCTTAGGTATCTGTCTTTTAGTAGGTTTCTGCCTTAAGACAGCATTTGACTGGTTTCCCAACAAGTATATACCGCTTACTGCCCTGTGTACGGGAACGCTGATTGCGATTCTGATTAATTTCCAGACAGGGATTAATGCAGAAGTAATTCTGGGTGGAATGATCTCCGGACTGGCAAGTACAGGATTGTACGAAATGTTGCGGAATCTCCTTGATAAAGATGGAAAGAAAGAATAATACATAAAAATACGTAAAAATATTGACATACGTAAAAATACGTGATAAGATATAAACATGATAAGGAAAGGAGATACAAAAGATGCCAATGACCTCGAAAGAGATGTTAAAGTTTCTTAAGCAGAATGGCTTTGAAGAGATCGGCCAGAATGGTTCTCATAAAAAGCTGATATGCAAAGAAACGGGGAGAACGGTAATCGTTCCTTATCACTCCAAAGACCTGAAAAAGGGAATGGAGCAGGCAATACTGAAACAGGCGGGGCTGAAATAAGCCCCTGCCTCAGAATATCGCGGAGGTGTCAATATGAATAAATTATTTTATCCTGCTATTTTCCACGAAGCAGAGGAAGGGGGCTTCTGGGTAGAGTTCCCAGACATTCCGGAATGTCTGACACAGGGGGACGATATGCAGCAGGCTTATGAAATGGCAGTGGAAGCCCTGGGGCTGTCTGTTACAACCATGGAGGAAGCAGGAGAAAAGATTCCGGAAGCATCAGCTCCTGGAAAAATCCTGGTAGAAGATGGATTTCTGGTAGTGGTAGAGTTTGATTTGATGGAATATAGGAGAAAACACTGTTCAAAAGCAGTAAAGAAAACACTCAGTATTCCGGAATGGCTGAATGAAGCTGCCATCAGAGCAGGGGTAAACTTTTCCCAGGTGCTTCAGGAAGCGTTGATGGAAAAAGTAAGATAAATAAGAAATAACAAGGGAGCTTGGAAACAGGCTCTCTTTTCTATTGGAGGAAAATCTATGGAAATCAAAGGAATTGATGTATCTGCTTACCAGGGAAAGATTGACTGGGAAATGGTAGCGGATTATGGAATGGGATTTGCAATCCTTCGGATTACAGAAAAGGGAAATAAAACAGACAGTACCTTTGAGCAGAACTACAAGGGCTGCGTTCAGCGTGGAATCCCGGTTGGTGTTTATAAATACAGCTATGCCAAAAGCCCGGCACAGGCAGAACAGGAAGCGGAGTGTGTATTGAAAGTCCTGAATAAACGCCGGCTTAACTTCCCGGTATTTTATGATCTGGAATGGTCTGATCAGAGAAAACTTGGAAGTGCGGCAGTGGAAAAGATTGCCCTGGCGTTTCTGAAGAAAATTCAGGCAGCAGGATATCAGGGCGGGATCTACTGCAACCTGGACTGGTATCAGAATGTATTGACAAAAGCTTTAAAAAAATATGACTGCTGGATTGCCAGATATCCGGCCAATGACAACGGAACGCTGCAGGAACGTCTCCGGCCGGAGGTAGGAGTGGGCTGGCAGTATTCCAGTAAAGCAACGATTCCGGGAATTGGAACAAAGGTTGACCGGAATGTATTTTATAAAAATTACACAGAAGGGGAAGGAGAACCTATGAGCAAGATAGAAAAAGCAGTACAGCAGATGGAAACATGGGCGAAAGACAATTCCCATGGATATGATCAGATCTACAGATGGGGAGAGAAGGGAGACTATGATTGTTCAGCGGCAGTCATTCAGGCTTGCCAGAACGCCGGGATTCCGGTCAAGACAGGCGGAGCGACTTATACAGGAAACATGCTCAAGGTCTTCACAAAAAATGGTTTTGAGGTCATCACTCATGAGGTAAATCTCAAGACTGGAGCAGGACTGGTTCGTGGAGACGTGCTTCTGAATACGTCTCACCATACCGCTATGTATTGCGGCAACGGAAAAGAAGTTGAAGCATCTATCAACGAAAAAGGAACTGCCACAGGCGGCAAACCGGGCGATCAGACCGGAAGAGAGTTCCTGATCCGAAGCTATAGAAATTATCCTTGGACACATGTACTTAGATACACAAAAGATGGTACAACTGGAAATACCGATACACAGACAGGAGGTCATTATATGTTTGAGCCAAAAACAGTAAAAAAGGGAGACAACGGATTATCAGTGTTGCTGCTTCAGGAGATCCTGATCGCAAGAGGATTTAGAGGCAAGGACGGTAAGCCACTTACCCTGGACAGAGCGGCAGGCACCAATACAATCCATGCGCTGACAAAATATCAGGAGAGCCGTAAGGGCGTCCTGGAAGCAGATGGCATCTGTGGAGACAAGACATGGAGAGATCTGATTGCTTTGTAATAAAAACCTCCCGGCAGGAACCACCTGCCGGGAGCATATTGTATCATCTTCGTGTTGCATTTCGTGTTGCATAGTTGTAATATTTACAGCATAAAACTATTGATTATAAAAGAATGAGATTGTTGCACAATACTGGAAACACTGTAAAACTGCTGGTTTCAAGAGGGACATACTATATATAATACAAACATATTATAATAGGAAGAAATTAAAAACTGGTTCAAGTCCTGTTGCCCGCAGCCTATAAGTGCCTATTTTTAGGCACTTTCTATCTTTGTGTTGCATTTCGTGTTGCATAAATCTTCAAAATGCTTATTGGCCTTATCGCTCATTTTCTGTTCCATATCCTGCAAGGTATGTCTATATACACTTTTTAAAACACCATCATTTCCCCAACCGCCGCGCTGCATGATATAACTGTCTGGGATTCCAAGGGCATGCTGAATACTTGCGGAATAGTGCCGGAGGTCATGAAATCGAAAATGTGGTAAATTACATTCTTTTAATATCTTGGGAAATCGGTCTGAAATCTGCGCTGGATTCAGAGACACAATTCTTCCTTTTCTCTCACCTATTTTATTGATCACAAAATCTGGAAATGTAATATAGCGATCACCAGCGTAGCTCTTCGGTTTTTTGATAACCCACTGATGATTATCATTGAGCACCATGGCTTGCTCTACATGTACGATGTTGCCATTGATCTGTTCAGATGTAAGAGCACAGATCTCAGATCGACGCATAGGACCGAATGCGGCCAGCAGAACCGGAATTTCCATTTGCGTTTCAGAGACGCGCTTGATCAGAGCCTCCACCTCTTTATCTGTGGGAACGTAAATAGAAGGCCGTACCTTGTTTGGGAGATCTGTCCGCAGAGTGAAATCCGGACGATATACTCCAAGAACAGCAGATAATAGACCGTGCATATTCCGGACGCTTTTGGGAGAATGAGAAAGAGCTTCCTCGTTGATCGCATGCTGGACCATCCCTTGTGTAAGCTTGGAGATGTTGCATGACATAAGTTCTTGCAGGTCTTTCTTCGCGGAACGCTTGTATTCACGCAGAGTGGAAGGAGATATAACAGCAGACCGGAGAGCGATATACTTATCATAGGCTTCGGATAATAACATATCCGGAGCATCAGTGCGATACTGTTCTTTCTCCGCCGCCCACTCCGCAGCCATCTTTTCGCATTCTCTTTTTCCTTTTGGACCTGGGGTAGAGCAGGTAAAAGATTTATAGATTCTCTTTTGTTTTTTTGTTCCGTCCGGCTGGATCAGCTCTTCGGTGTGACTGTACACCTGACATCTCCAGGATCCTGACGCAAGTTTCTTTGCTGTTGCCATAAAATCAT